ACCATCCGCTTTATTAGCACTATCTGTATAAAATGGCCTGTGCCATGGCACAGCTTCCTGGCCCAGTATTAATCCTTTGGCTGCTGCGTAAGCATCAATCAAAGCAATTGTATTTTTATCAAGTGCAGCTGCCTCCTTATATCCTTTTGGAATAATTACTTCAGTTTGTGATCCAGGGTTAACTTCATCCATGTAATGGCCTGGTGCCTCAAATTCATTCGGTGTTAAAACACCTATGGCTTGTGCAAGTATATCATTACCTTTTTCATCTAAGAATAATTTAGAAGCTTCTACATGGTAATCCTGTCTGTCCTTGTATGGTAAATTATCAAAACCTATTAAATGGTTTAAGGATCCTCCAGGTGCAGACTCCCAAGATATTTGTCCTAAATTATTTTCGATTGCATTTTGATAATTGAATAAAGCTTTATCCATACTACCAACTTTTTTAGCTTTAGCTCCTACCCATATGGCAGCTTGTATTTGGTTTATGTCATATGTTGGATCTATTTGTTGAGCACGGCCTAAAATATTTTTAATCTCATTACTTACCGTATTGTATTGAGCCTCAGTTGGTGTGCCATCAAAGTCATTAAAACCAAATGCTCGCATCATCCAAATATCTACAACTGGTTCGTTAGATAGTTCTGGATTAAATTCTCTTGCAATAGCTTTATAAAAATTATTTGTCTTTCTACCTTCCCAGGTTCCGCCCTCTAAAATAGTTTTAGCCTTTTGACTTTGTGCAGTTGGAAATCTTCCAGTGAAAATATCTTCTCCTCTTTTATGTGCAGCGTAAGCTTGTAGCGCATAACTTAAATCAGTGCCAACAGGTGACCCTGCACTAAAGACTCCAATCAATTGCGCAATCTTATCTGCCTCAGCAACATTACCACCAACAGAATCTAAAATAGTTTTTGCACTATCTCTATACCAGTACCTACCTTCTTTACCGCTATCGAATTGTTTGTAAGCTTCTTCTCTTATCTCTTGTAATTTTTCTGGAGTGTCTGTTCCTTTAGGTAAACCAACGTACTGTCCAGTTGTTTTAATTTGTTTTGGATCATCCATAGTAAAGATGAGCGGCAGATCTTCTGTCTCTGCTGGAAAACTTTCTATTAATGGTTTGTCATCTTCCTCAGCTGGAAACTCTTCTTTAGTTTCCATTGGCTCAGGTGGTAAAGTAATTAATGGATCTATTTTTGGTGGCTCTGCAGCTGTTGGTGGTTTTAAATCTTTTTGAATTTGTTCTTTTTGTTTTTCTATTTGATCAGCGTCAGGACCAATGACAACACCAGACGGTGTGTCTTTTACATTTCTAAAAACTTGTTCATTCATAAATTTATATGCTGGTCCCTGGATCATCATTTCTACTATTTGTTTTTGTTTCTCTTCTGGGATTGCATCGATAGTTTTTTTAATGGCAGGTATGGAAGTTACAGCTATACCTAAGTCACGAAGAATTTTTACACCTCGTGCTGAGTTCATTAATATTGGTACGAATGGTGCTAGTGGTGCTGGCATTATTTTATTTTACATTAAAAAAAAGGGGCTGGCAATCTGGAGACCAGAACGCCAACCCCACAACATAGGATTGTTTTACTACTACGAAATTGGTTTATTTTCGTAATAAGTCATTTCTTTCATATATTTCTCGTGAAGTACAGGATTTTCCTCAGCAAACTTTTTTTGATCAAAAAATTTCCTGGTTTTTGGTACGAATAAAAATCCTCTTAAACCTAAACCATCATTTATGTCACCAACTAATTGATTAACATTTTTTTTAACTCTTAGTTCCTCTAAGACAGGTTTAAGTCCGTTCCAGCTTTTATCGTACTGTGACTTCAATGACTTAACAGAGTGAGCGTTACAGATTATTTTATTGTCCCTAACACTTAATCTGCTTTTTCTTAACTGATTTAACATATTCCTCCTTTGGTTAAAAATTAAATCTGTCCCAATTTAACCCATATTATTTAATATGTAAATATATAAAATTTAATACTTGCACATGGGATAGGATAATGCTATAAACGAATCATGTTTTTTAAATGTAGTTCTGATGCATGGAATGAGTTCAATGATAAGGTCCAAGAAATCTTATCAAAGATCCATACTCACGATTGCAGGGGTAACCCAACACATGAAGATGATACGACTTTTAAAGATGCCGTATCAAGATTGTGTTCTTTAAAAATCATAATTGGTTCTACTGAGTTTAAACCATTGTCAGAGTATCTAGCAACAATGTTAGTGTACGATGAACTGGAGGCGAGGCAGGATCAAGAAGATCGAGAGTCAGCATTAGTTGATTCTAAACTAAACTAACCATAACCCATAGGAGGAATATATGGTGAAAAAAAACGGACAGGAAGTTAAGGGTTCAGTATTTGTAACTCGTGACTATTCTGTGTTTAAAAAGATTAGAGGTAACAGAGATGTTGACCCTAATCATGTAAAGCGTCTAGTGAAAGCCATTAGTGAGCAAGATCTAGACATACCAATAATTGTTGATCGTGAAATGTTTGTATTGGACGGTCAACATAGACTAGAGGCACGTAAGCAATTAAATTTGCCAGTGAAGTATTACATTGGCCAATTTAGTGAGGACCTCGATACAGCTAGAGCTAACACTAACAGTGTTAAGTGGTCGACTATAAATTATATCGACTTCTATGCTCAGCGTGGCAAGAAGGATTATCAGTTGCTTAAATTTTTAATTAAGCAATATGGTTTTAATCCTGACGTTGCTGTTGTTGTAGGTGTCAAGCGTACCAATAGAGCATCAGATATTTTTGAGGATCTAAAATTAGGATCTTATAAAATGACGGCTCTATCTTGGGCTAACGAAGTTGGTGAGTCTTATCAAAAGTTAATTAAACTTTTAGGTAAGCAAGCCAAAAGTCGTGCCTTCCTAAATGCATTCTTAATATTTTTTAAACATCCAGAGTTTGAGTTTAAAAGATTTATCCATGCATTAAAAGTAAACGGATCGAAAATTTTAGGTGCAACAGATAGAATGAGTTACATCAAAGTTTTCGAAACTGTCTACAATAGTTACTTATCTGGCAGGAAGTTTAAAAAAATTAAACTTGTTAGATGGGTAGAGGATAGAGCTTACGTTGAAGTAACAGATAGACTAAGAGCTGCTAGACAGGCTGGTCGAAACCAATGGTCAAAAAAATATAAGAAGGAGGACTAATGGACATCAACAGGTGGAAATCTGTAGCGGTTGATAGCGACAGTTACCACATCCTTCAAGCCCTTTGTAAGCACGGCTATAGAAAACCTGGAGCGATGATTGCAAAGTTGGTCGACTCAGAAGTGTCTAAGGTGGCCAAGAAGAATGGCATTGCTCACGGTAAACAACGTGATCAAATGTTGAAAGAGGGCAGGGAGATGAAAAGTTAAGTGGCTGGGCCTTCGGGCCCACCACCATAAATTATGACTATAGAACACGGATTAGGAATGTTACTATTAGGATTAACTTCAATTGCACTGGCTGCAATTATAATTTTTTTTGTAATTAATAAATTGGAAAAACATGAAGAAAAAAAAGACAATTGATGGATACTATTTTGATGGCGAATCATTATGGATTCTTTATACGGATGAAGATGGTCGCAGCACCATGAAAAAAGATAAGAGCTGAATCTATCTAAATTAATTAACAAGTGATATTGTGCCTTATGGTTCAATATTTTATGGTTGCAATTGTTTGCGTTTTAGCAGAGAGTGGAATTAATTGTTATACACATAAAGAAAATCCAACAGTTTACTACGAACATCAGGAGTGTTTAGACAAGGCACAGGAAAAATTAGATGCAATTGTACAAAATTATACGGAAGCAGATATACCAATGATTCGTGCTGAGTTGTATTGCGTAAAGGGATCAAATACGATATAATTATGAAAGCATATAGATTCCAAGCAAGATGTGACGGAATATATTTCGATGGGACAGTTCTTGGACTAGATGCTGATAGTGCGGCAGAAAATTTTGCAGAATTAATAACTTCAAAAAAAATCTTGCCACAAAATGAGGCTTTTCAACAGAAGGGTCTTTTTATAACGTATGAGGAGGTAGACAGAGATGTCACTGCAATCGTTGGTATCGAAAAAACTTCAATTGGAGTCCAAGTGGGCGGACCAGTGTTTGGATCAGGGTCAGGTTACAGTTGAGATGAAGTGGATCGATATTGAACTAAAAGAGTTAAAAAGAAAAATCAATGAACAAAGCGTCATTGATATGAAAGTAAAACTAGAAAAATATTAATTAAGTTCTTTTAAATTAAAATTTTTAGTATTTTCTATATAGGCTATTAGACTCCCTAAACTCCACCCTTGTCTTAATTTAAAGTTACAAAAAGCAAATTGCTTAACTATAAATTTTTTAGGAAGATATGGTTTTAGTTTTTTTGCTAAATCCACATCCTCCATAGTAAAAAGTTTCATTAAAATATAATTGCTCCTAATATGAAACCAGCTACAAAAAGCACCCACTCTCTCCTGTAGTGTAATTCTAAAGCTTTCCAATCATTAGGTGTTTTTCCAAATATAATCATTTTCCTCCTATTCTTTTGCATCTCCCCAACTTTTACCTAAAGCAATATCTACTTTAAATGGCACTTTAAGATGGTCAATACAATTTTCCATTTTATTTTTTATTGTTTTTGTGTCTTCTTCATTATGAATTGAAAAACATAACTCATCATGAATTTGTAGTAAAGGTAAATATCCAGCCTTATAACAATCAATCATGGCTTGTTTAGATTGATCAGCAGCTGACCCTTGAATTAATCTATTTAAAGCTTTGTATGTATACGCTCTTTTAATATTATTTCCGTAAT